AGACAGCAATGTCTATATTTGTCAAAGACCCTCGGCATATCTCCGAGAGGAGACAACCTTGGTGAGACTTGACACTCTTTGGGAAAATCCCGCAGAATTGTCATTGGGGATGTTACCAGAGATGTACCATTTGCTGTAGATCTTCCATCCGAAGTTTGCGTATTCCTAAGTACTTGGATATCTTGCAGTGGCCTTAGTTGGACTGTAGAAAGGGTGAAACAGCTCAAAGTTTGGGCTATTCATATCCTAGCACAGGATCACAACTATAGTATACCCTGGATCAAGAAAGTCCAGTACAAGAGTTATCTTATACCAGACCTACTGTTATTTAAGCTACTCGTAGACAGTCGCCACAATCTTAAAGTGGTTAAACTTATCTTGGTAGTCTTAAACAGTTACAAGCAGGTGATTACAGGCACACCGTCTCTGGATTCTGTGAGAACAGCTCCAGTTGCAGATACCAAACATTATGCACGCCTTCTTAGCCTCTATGTTGATCTTCCTAGGGTTCCAAAATCTGTATTGGAACCAGTTGAAGCTATCAACACCCATAAGAGGTACGCGACGGATAGCGGGAAAACCTTCTCTGGACCCTATGGTCAAAAAGATACGGATTACCCGGCAGAGATCAGATATCTCTGGGATGATGAGTTCCGCAATCCAAGGATTCTTGGTAGACTGGTTGTTGTTCCGGATAAGGGTAAATACAGGACCATTCTAGTAGGCCATTGGAGTCTCCAGCTCCGAACGAAGAAATTCTCGGACTGGCTCCGTCAATGGCTCTGGAGTTTGCCGGAAGTAGCATCAGGTAATCAGAAGAAAATGTCTGACTTCATCTTGAGAGAGCTTGGTAACTCTCGTCATTTGTTGTCAATAGACCTTTCTAATGCAACTGACAAGCTAAGCCGTTCCATCCAGATAGAACTACTAGCTACAATGGGTGTACCGAGTGAGTTCTTTGATTTCCTCAACCTTCCTGCGCTCTATTCGCCACAACTATTTGGTGAACCGGCCAGTAAGAAGTTGAAGGAAGTCAGGTACACAAACGGCCAACCAATGGGGTTATTCTGTTCTTTCCCGATGTTCGAATTGGCTCACTATGTCATCCTTAAATGGGCTTGTGCGACAACTGATGCACAATTTTCCATATGTGGAGACGATGTAGTGATATCAACCACAGAGAAAGACGCTTCCGGAATCTACGAGCGATACCAAATCCTCGTCGAGCGTCTAGGGGGAACTATCTCTCTCCAGAAAACATTGAAGTCAAGTAATATGGCTGAGGGCGTGGGCGCAATCTTTATAAAGGGTCATCCTAAGGAAATACGGATACCTTCAGGAAAGATCTCACTCCTCGAAGCGGAAACAAAAGGGACCTGGTTTCATGATGGTCTCACAAGGCAGTTTCCTGTTCAACGGAGTATTTATGGTTCTTGGTTGACAACCAAAGAACGTATTGAATACACACTTGAACACCGGAGGGCCTTTAACGAGTATCTCATGTTCAAAGACCTTGACTCTTTATCCGTGCCAGGGCTTCGTCACCTTGCATCTCATCGAACTGATCCGGTATCTTGGTATCCTTGGGAGGATCCCGTCCCGGGTTGTTGGTTAAGAACACCAATATCTGTGGCAGGTGAGGACCTACTAGACATTCCTTATCCTGATATTCATGAGGAGAAGGAGGTCTATAGATGGATTTCCAAGTCAAAGTTCGTTGATCGTCTGGTGAGTACTAAAATAATGTGTCTTTATCGGAGGCAGAATGCAGCAAAAGATCACTAAATCGAAAGTGACTTATTCTTCTCACTTTGTCATCGTGATGATTCTCAAGGAAGCATTCAAAAGGGACCTCCGTCTCTTTACCGATCTCCTTGCAGATCAATATTACGGCAAGCAAGCCGGTGGAAGTACTAGATTTCCAGAACCCGGTCCCGACTGGACTTACACAGTCATTACGGACGAGCGAGGGAATTCGGAACTTATGATTAATGTTCCATCTCCCAAGCAACGCACAGTAACGAAGGAAGTCAAGACCAAACCGGATATAAAGAGCAAGCGTTAAAATAGTACTAATCTTCGGACATAGACTATAGTCGTGTTTCCACGATCTAGCCCTTGCTTGGAGAACAAGTCTCCTAGATTTGACTACGCAAGTAGTCTGGTTCAACTCTAG